TTCATGGTTTCATGCCACACCGAACGTATACGCGCCCGCCCCGCCCACCGCGTCCGCCCCCACCTGTACGAGTTCCATGCCCGGGGGTGACACGTGCCGGTACGCCGTGTAAAAACAAGTGTGCGGTTGGGTGTACGACGTGTCGGATTCATGCAGCGAATCCGACCCCACGTGGACTTCCGGCTCAATACGAACGGTGTCCGGAGATGACCAAGGGTGGAACGCCATGCAAGTGCTCCAAGTATAAGGAGTATCCGATGTGCTGGCGACACGCGAAAAAGGCGAACCTGCTTCCACCGGCACCTGAAGTGCCGACGGAGTGTGCTGTGTGCTACTGCGACCTCACCCGGGAAACAACGACAAAGACTGCATGCGGACATCATTTTCATATCGCCTGCTTCGAAACGTGGAGACAGAGTCGAACAGCCTCATTTCAGGCGGTGACGTGTCCTATGTGCAGACACGCAAACCCGCGACCCAAGCCTCTCGTCAGACGTGTCGTGGGTACTGTACATCAAAGTTCACCAGCAAACGTGCTTGTTCTGTAAGTCCCTTGCCTTTTACGACATAATCCTTTCGAGGATCTAGGATACCAAACTCCTTGAGTGTATTGAACTGGACTGGTCCACCAAAATGAGGTACGATCACGTCGATCCCTTCGACGGATTCCTGAAACGTCACAGTCATGACGTACCGCAGATCGTCGCCGCGGCGTTCAAATTTGGGATGGGGTTTTACATTGAATGTAATTATGAGATCACCTGTTCTTTCACGATTTGACCGCGCTTGCTCCCCGAGTCCCTGAAGTCTGTGTTGCGTTCCCGAATGTATGCCTTTTTCAACATGTAAGTTGATCACGACCGTATCCACCGTTGTTTTTTTGTGGTTACATCCCGGACACCCCTTTCGTACTACACCAACAGTCTGACACTGGTCACAGGGTCGTGCAAACATCTGACCCATCATACCCATCATTTCTTGAACCATCATTCCTCGTCCCTGACACCGAGGACACGTCATGGCGCATGACTGACAGTATTTCGTCACGGGCACCTTGATCGTCTTATCAGTCCCAGTGTACACCTGTTCGAGCGTCAGGTCTATCGTGTGATGTCGTTCCGTCGTCCTCTGCTGTTGTGCTCCACCCATACCACCAAACATTTGCTGAAAAATATGCGAAATGTCGGGTCCTTGTGGCTGTTGCTGCTGAGGGTCATCTGTACCAAACTGGTCGTAGCGTGCACGGCGATCCGGATCGTTCAGCACCTCGTACGCCTGTCCAATCTCCTTGAACTTTTCAGCGTCGCCACCCTTGTCTGGGTGATTGACGCGTGCTAGATTTCTGTACGCCTTTTTGATTTCATCTGCCGATGCGCTCTGGTCGACACCGAGTGTCTCGTAGTAACCCATACTGATAAAGAGCGGTGTAAACTTTAAATGGTCTAAAACCGCGGTGCTCCGAAAGCACAAGACAAATGATCGAGATTGACGAAACCATCCTGACTATTTTTGAACAGAGAATTTACAATCGGCTCAAGTCGTACCTCTTTGAGCACACGGATCGTGTGTACTGGGAGCAGAATAACAAGTTTCGTCACAGGAACGCCCGGGAAGTGAAACGCTTGCTCAAAGAGGTGTTTGATGATATGCACGAGATTTACCCATCACTCGTACGTGTATTCGATGAAAACCTTACGCTCGTGCAGCAGTGCGTGTGGGTCGGAATGAACGTGCCGTGGCCCGTTGATCCAGATGACCACATCAAGCGGGTCGTCGATAACATCATGGAGGTGTTCAACGACACAGTGTATGCAAATCTCCGTTGTGAAATTGTCAACCTAGAATATGAAGCCCGTTCCAAGTTGTGAAAAGTGTGTCTATTACAACCCAGGTCCTTACGCACGAACAGGCGTGTGTACCAGGTACGTGGCGTACAGAGGTCGTGGAAAGATGGTGTACGAGTTTGCAGACACTGTCCGACTCGACAAGTCCAAGTGTGGTCCAGAAGGGAAGATGTTCCTCTCGGACCCCAGAGAAGACAAGAAAAGTGTCCTTTGGTCACTTTTGAATGATGATGAATAAAATATTCCAATTGATCATATGGGTCGCCAGATAAAGGGTCAGCGTCCATCTGAATATCGCCCCAGTGCAACGCGACGCGCGTCAGGACTGGATCCTATCAGCGAGTCGCGGTGGAACAAATTGCGTCAGCAGATAAAGAGCATGGTGCGGCTCGAGCGTAACATCCGCGCGAAGGGGTCTGCGACCCGTGGTCGCTTCAAGGTGAAAAATGCGTCACCTGTCAAAAAGAACAACAGTGTGATGCTTAACAAAAACAAACCACCGGGTCTGTACTTTGTGAGTCAGCCGTACAAGAGAGGTCGATTCAAGATTGAAAATATTTATGGATTCGTCCCAATGCCTAAAAAGCGTACAAACGCAAAATCTCCTTAATAATTGCGTGGCGTTTAATGTCATCTTCACCGAACTGCACGTGCTCAAGCCCGTGAATAGGGTAGTCCTCGAGCCTCTTCAACAAATCAGAAAGTCCGTTGTTCTCAAACCCACGATCATACTGACCGGTGTCACCCGTGATGATGAGTTTGGAATCCTTCCCCAGTCGGGTCATGACCATACGCATCTGGTTTGGCGTCGAATTCTGCATCTCGTCTGCGATGATCCACGAGTTGTCGAACGTCCGTCCGCGCATGTACGCGAGAGGACACACCTCAAACTTTGTCTTGGTTGACATTGCATCCTTCATGGGACGAACCCATGGATCCATCTTCTTGTCCAAATTACCTGGCAGAAAGCCGTGCTGCTCGTCAACGGAGACGGCTGGTCGAGTCAAAATGACATGACGAGCATGCTTGGATGCCGCGTGACACGCCATCATCGTCTTTCCTGTACCGGCTGGACCACTTGCAATGACGATAGGGATGCGTGGGTTTTCAAGTAAGACTTGGTACAGACGGTGCGCCATTCTTGTTTTAAAAATGTCGGTTTTTTTTATACCATGAACTTCACCATAATCGACAATGAACTCGCGATCCTACGTGAAGGTGAAGTCGAACACATTTTCGAGCGCGATTCGCTCAGCAGAGCAACGTACAGTTACATGATCCATTGGGTCCAGGACATCAAATCTCCTGAAGATGACCCTGGAACAATGTGGGTCGAGGCTGCAAAGGCGTGGGACACACTCAGTCCCGAAATGCAGGCGACTCTCATGTCGATTGCACATAAAGAGAGTCAACAGGCGCGTGACATTCGTGATGGGCTGCTTGCAACCCTTCACGAATACCAGGGGGTCAAACGAGTGAAGGACACCTACGCTGAATGCATTCGTGTGTGCTTCAGTCAGTGGGCGAACTAATTTAGTTCGAGTTCAACCTCACACACTTCGACCGGTTCTGACTCGACAGAANTTTCGTCAATCTCGACGTCACATATACCCTTCTTACGCATGGCGAGTACGCGGTCCCANAANNCCTTCATCACCGGGAGGTAATGCGCAAACCATTCACGGTCACGCGGAACCTCGACGATGACAAACTCCTCTGGTGGACCAGTTTTGTACTGTAAAAAATCACAAACCTCGAGGTCCATAATCTCGAGGAGGAGCTGAATCTGAGGCAGGTAATACCCAGGAACTTCAGGTTTAATCTTTCGGCTCAGAGGGCACTTAATCTCGAGGAGACGACCAGATTCTGTGATGCCGTCGGGACTTCCGCCGAGAAATTTGTGTACAGGATGTTGCACGAGACCAATCTCATGTGAGATTTGACCGTGGCGCATGTCGTACAAGTCACGAACCATGGGCTCGAGACGTGTGCCGTGTGCCGTCGCTTCGTTTCCTGCCCATGGACGCGCCGCGCCGCACTTTTTTGCCAAGAGTCCTTCTGGTTTTTCATATGGATTGAGCCCTATCGCCGTCGCCGCATCACTCGCCGTCAGCAGATTCCCACGGAGGTTGAGCCACTCCTGACTTCGTTGGTCAGCGTATGTTTGTTCGATAAGTTCTTTTGCACGTGGGTGCATCCTTCATTTAGAAGGCAGAGACTGTTTAACTAAGTGTAAACTTCTTTTCGAGATTCAGCATCCGGGTAGCGCGAGCCTTGTCACGACGCAACCGATCGCACTCTTCGGCCGCCTCCTCCATGGCGATTTCTAAGAGCAGAGGCTCGATGAGTTGACGGAGCTCGTCGGCACGTGTTTTGGCTGGCTTCATCTTGGGTGGATTCTTCTTATACCCGGTCCAGATCGTCTTTTGGTCCTTGTAAAGCTTAAGAGCGGTTTCGAGGTTCTCGTTGGCACACACAAGGTCACCCTCAAACTCATTCATGCACACATCGTGAGCCTCGCGCTTCTCGTCATCCGTCAAGCTGTCATAACGACGAAGGGCTGTGCCGATGTGCTCGTCGCACGCAACCTGTAGACCAGCTGCGGTGCCTGGGAACTCGTCGCGGACCATGTCAAGCTCATGGTGCGCCTCACCTTCAAAGTAATCGAGGACCGCCTGCTGAGCCGATGGCCACGGCGGGTAATCAGCGTAGTCGCTCTTGCGAGCACGCCACTTGCACCCGTCTGCACAATACACGTAACCGTTGGAGTCAAGTGCGAAGCAAATGCCCCACCCCATCTCTATTTCTTGAAACGCTCAGTCGTTTTAAGAGCAATCTGAGCCGCAAATTGTTCCGCCTGTTTCTTCGTGCTCGCAAACCCAGACCCGTGTGGAATACCATCGACGACAACTTCGATGTGGAACGTGCCGTTAATCTGACCACGGACCTGGTATTCTGGCAAGGGCACCTTATTTGCTTGACACCAACGCATGAGCTGGTCCTTGTAGTTGTCATCTGTAAGGTTCATCTCGACGTGTTCAAACGCCGCAAATACAAACGACTTGGCGTGAATCATACCGATGTCCAGGTAAATGGCACCCACGAGTGCCTCGAAAACATCCTCGAGGATATTCTCATTGGTGTTCCAACCATTACGCATTCCCTTGTCATCCATGAGAACCCACTTTTCAAGCCCGAGACGTTTTGAAATTTCACAGAGCGTTTTACCTCTCACGAGTTTCGTACGCGCCTTGGTCAAAAACCCCTCCTGCTCTGCTGGAAACTTTTCAAATAGATATCGCGTGATGATAAATCCAAGGACGGAATCACCCATAAATTCCAGCGTCTCGTACGAGCCTTCAAGACCCTTGTACTTTTTGAGGGCTGATTTATGCGTGAAAGATCTGCGATACATTTTGATATCATTAATTTTCGTGCCTACGAGACGTTCAAGCGCCACGCGGTCAATGTTTGGGGCATCGACGAGCTCTGGCGATTCAACGGTTTCCATTTTATAGTACGTACACTTTTGTTTTTAAGTCCCCGGGGCGAATCGCCCCGTGTCCGTCCGCCGGCGGTGTTACCTTAACCCTTGACACCAATCTGGGGGTGTCCCTGGAACGCCGGAATGTACCCGGGTCCAGTTCCCGACACTTCCGGACTCAAGGCTGGTTTTTTGACAACCTGAAACATGAAAAAGAGCGCGATGAGAATCATAAACAGAATCAGTAGTTTATGCATATTACATTAGTGTGTGAAAAAAAATAGATCCAACGGACAAAGCCAGTTGTTTCAGGCCTTCTTCACGGTCGGGCGCTTGGCAGCCACCTTGGGCTCGGTGGCAGCCTCTACTGGGGCGACTACTGGCGTGGCGGCAGCCTTCTTGGGCTTGGCTGGCGCCTCAGTCTTGATGTAGTGCTTGTTGATGTACTTCTGGATGTTCAGGAACGTCACCTGCACGTCGGCAGGGGGGTCCAGAATCGCCTTCAGGGAAGCATCCATGTTAATGTTCTGACCCTGCTTCAGACCCTTCTCGGTCACGTACTCGTTCACCTTCTTCGTCACCTGGGAGCGGGAAATCTGCTCACCGGCAGCCAGCTTCAGAAACTTACGCAGCTCCTCGGAGATGTCCAGGGGCTTATTGAAGCCGTTGGTGGTCGAACGAGCCTTCGCCTTCTCACCCAGAGGGTCCTCAATCAGGTTCTTCACCTTGCGCAGGTCCTTGCGCAGAAGCTTGATCTCATCGATAACAGTCTGGAGGGTGATGGTGGTAGTGTCAGCCATTGCTGGTATTCTTACAGCTGATTCCTTTAGGTGGTTTCCTGGCGTACACCTCGAACGAGATTCATGGTCTGGGTACTGAACACGAGCAAAAGAAGCATCAGCATAGGCCATGTCAACATGGGGCCGAGGACCATAAACATTATCAGGTGCCACACCATGAACCCACCGTACACCGGTGTGTCCTTTATGAAATTGTAAGCCGTGAGGTAATCAACCTTTGACAGTGGGTCCATATCTACTGTTTCGTGACATTTTTTTGGCAGCCAATGCGATAAGTATAGCCATAATGATAGTCCCAAGAACAATCAGAAGGATGATTGCCCATATTGGAAACCAGTTGTCCGTCGCAGTCCCGTCACCGCCCGTCGCAGTCCCGTCACCGCCCGTCTCCCCCGTTGGAGGTGGTTCACAACACCCTGGATCGCAAGGAAACTGTGCATCACCCTC